TGGAGCATCCCCCTACGATTTATTTGTAAATCAAAAAGCTGTAGTCACATCTGTATCCGATGAGGATAGCGACAATGTGAATGATCGATTTACCTTCAACCTTGGGGTCGCAAATGTATCCCTCGGAGCATCACTCACCGTAAGTAAGGCACTAGCTATCGGAAAAGGGTACGAGCATATGCCAGCCGCTCCGTGGGGTGAGTTTCACCAGCGTAGATTATGGGTTCCTTATTGGTATACAGGAGATACTATCCCTGTGGACCGAGAAATTAGGGATGAGTTGGCGGCCTCGGATATCTTCGATTCAGATACATTCGATATTATCGGCAATCAGTTCCGAGCATCTGCGGGTAAGAGCGATTACCTGGTTGGCCTCCAACCTTTCACGCAAGACAGCATTGTCGCATTTAACCGAAAATCCATCCACCTACTTACAGGCGTGAGTGGATCTCTTTCGGATGTATCCACCAATGTGGTTACGAGTGAGATCGGTGCATCTGCCCGCAAATCAATCGTCCAGGTGGCCAACAAGATTTTATTCCTATCCGACCAAGGCATATACTCAGTAGAGTTTTATGACCAGTATCACTTGCGAGGAACAGGCACACCCATATCCGAAACCATACAGCCCTACATAGATCGCATAAATCAGGACTATGCCCACCTGTCATGCGGTGTGTATTTCAATAACAGATATTGGTTGGCACTACCATTAGACTCTGCACCTGGATTAGGAAATGGCAGAAAGCTAAACACCATATTAGTTTACAATTTTATCAATGGCGGGTTTGAAAGCATAGATTCGGTAAACTCTATTGACTTTGCAATTCGTGAATTATTGGTAGCTCGTGAAGGCGCACAGAATGCACTCTATATCACCACCGAAGAGGGCGGGGTGCATAAGGTGGATGCGGTGGAAGGTGGAGATGTTGTATCAGTTACACCTGGTCAGGCATCCTCCGAAACCATTCCTGTAATTAGCCAACTCACCACCCGCCAATTCGATGCCGATGCGATTGATCGCAAAGTATTCAGCCGATCTGAGATTCATGTAAAGAGTAATAGTGGTTCGCAAACCAACGCAGATATTCAATTCATCACCGAAGATCCTGACTCAACTTCTGACACCGTCAGCTTTTCATCTTTGCTAGGAAGCACCTTGCCGGACTCCGAAGAGGCATCTCTTCGGACCCGCATCAACAAACGCGGATTTGGCGTACAGGCAGACATCCAACCATCTTTGGGCAGACCCTACATTCGGGCGGTTAAAGTAGACGCAAGAATCACCAACCGATCAACCACATCCATTTCATAGGGAGTAATTATTATGGCAATATTATCACGAGGACAAACCTTCGCATCAGGCGATCAAGTAACCGCGCAAAAACTGCAAGACATTGTGGATCTCGCGACCTTTGACGATCCAGCAGATGAATCCACCATCGTTAAAGACACAGGCACAGGTAAACTTAAAGTCCCAAGTAATGGGATAAGCTCAAACGAGTTGGCGAGTGATGCTTCGGTAGATGCTAATCGAGCAGTAAATACTGATCATATTAAGGATAATGCGGTGACTGCTAGTAAACTTAAAGCCAGCGCATCTACTGATTCAGATCGTGCAGTCACTACTAACCATATTCGCGACAATGCTGTAAATGCAGATAAATTAAACGATACAGGGGTAACCGCCGCATCGTACACTAACACCAATTTAACTGTTGATGCACAGGGCAGAATAACAGCGGCAAGTAGTGGTACTGCCGGTGCGGAGATTTATGCATTCAGTTCTGGAAATATAACGATTCAAGGGTCGTATACATTAAGTTACCCTTCTGCTTGGACTGGAGGTACTCCTGATAAAGTTTTAGTTAGCACTCGTTATCCAACAGGGGATGGGTCTTCTCAGACATGGTTTCAAGTAGTATCATTCAGTTCGTCTTCGGTGACTGTATATGCTCAAACTCAAAATGTAAACACCTTCACCGCAGTCATTGCTGATATACTTCTAGTTAAAAACTAACAGGATGATTTACTCCTTTCCTAGTCTTCTTAACACCGCTCTCGTCATTGCACTTAGTGATATCGGGTGGATTATTAAAAAGAAGGGTTAGGATCGATTTAAACAGATTTGCTTTATAACATGAAAAACAAAGATCCATTAAAAGAAGCGGCTAGGCTCCTAAACGAGCAAGCTATAGAAGGCGAAGAACTCGCATACATCAATAAACAGGAAGCACAACTACTCAAGGAAGCGGGTGGGGCGGGTGTGCCTGTAAACTCATCAGGCGTAAAATCATACTTCCTAAATAAACTATTTGGCGGTGGTAAGGATGCACCGACTTTAGAAAAGTTCGATGTCGGAAAATCTGCTCGCGATTATGTAAATGCGATGGCTGACTCCGCCTTGCAAAACCAGCTACTCGCAAATCGCCAAGAGTACGATCCGCTGTACCAAGACTTGCAGATGAGTTTGGCTCGCCGTGCCGCTGACCCAATGGCACAGCTTGCCGAGGATCAAGCCATGCGTTCCCAGGAGTTCGGCGCACAAATGGCGGGTCGTCAGGCAGAGTCCGACATCGGATTAATGAATCTTTATGGCGCAGATGCTACCGCCGCAGTCCGTGCATCCGATCCACTCATGCAAGCACGGGTCGAGCAAGCGAACAAGATGGCCGCCGATGCGTACCGCGAGAGTCAGATGACCGACCTATCGCCTGAGATGAGACGCAGAGCAACACAGTCTGCCCGTGAGGGATTAGTCGCTCGTGGTCGGGAAATGGACAATGTGGGCATTGCCGCTGAAGCGATGAGCCGTGAGGATTATTTAAGAGATGTACTTCGGGACAGCAGAAACCAGGCACAATCACTTGGCGGATATGCTTCCGGGCTAAACCAAGCAACCTCATACGATCCACTCCGACTCACAGGTGGTGGGCAAAACTTCGTTCAGCAAGGATACGCCCAACGAGCCTCCCTATTTGGATTACCACAAGAATCAGTCACTCGAATCAATCCCGATGCCGGAGTAAATATCGGTATGCAAGAATACGCGAATCGGGCAAACTACCTGGCAAATACATATGCGGCAAAGGAACAAGCGGCTGGTGCCGCGGCTGGTGGATTGTTGAGCGGATTAGGATCAGCAATCGGAGGAATCTTTGGCGGCGGCGGTGGCGGCGGTGGCGGTGGCGGATCTTTGGGACAATCGGGCATTAATCAGAATCAAAATTTCGGACAAGGGATAAGCACATATCGAGGCGGTGGTGGAAACACTATGATGTCAGACGGATACAAATTATTTTAATATCATGGCAATAGGAGACACAGTTCAGGCGGGACTCATGCGAGTCGATTTCTCACCAATAGCTAGAGCGGGGGAGGCACAGGCACGGGCGAACCAAGCGTTTGGAGATGCAGTCGGAGGCGCGATAGAGAAGTATCAGCTTAATAAGGAGAAGCAGAAGAAGCTTACTGATAAGATAGAAAACCGTTTACGATTAGATCCTAGTATTGCCCAACGCCTAACAATGACGGGCGATGAGGATTATGATAAAAAGAATACAACCTATATGGAGAAACTCTCACAAGGCGAACTTGGATTGAAGGGTTTAGAGAGTTTAGATAGTGCAATGGCGACAATAAGAGAGGTCGATCTTCAAAAACAACAAGATCGAGTGACAGCACTTAACAATAAGTTACTCAAAGAGCGTTTGCTTACAAGTGAGGAAGCAAGAAAAGCTAACGAAGAGTTATCAAAAATAAAAAACAGAGAGACTCAAAGAACTGAAAATACTTACAAGGCATACGAGAGACAACTTGATGACTTGCAAAATAGGATTTTAAACGGTGCTAAATATGAGGATTTTTCCGTACAAGATCGATTAATATTAGGTAACTCTGCGGGTATAACAAATAGAACCTTACCCTTGGAGGAATTGATTTATGACCCAAGCAAAGATTTAGACTTTGCGACTGCGCAAGAGGAATTTGAAAACATAAAAAAGCAGGGTAAGAAAACCGATCAAGATATTGAGATAGGTGAGCTAGAGTTAGGAGAAAAGAAAAAAGATATCGCAAGGGAACCAGAGTTTTCTGATCGGGAATCAGCACTTCAATCTGTCGTAAATTTACCTGAGGGTGTAAGTGCATCTTTCAAGAAATTCAAAGATGGTTTTAATGTTGAGTTACAATACAAAGAAAAAGATTTTACCGACATCCCATCAGTCCCAGGGTTTCCTAATTATAAAATTGTTGGCGGATATGTTTATGAAGGAGATCCTAAGACTAAAAAGTTAACAAAACTTGGTTCTGAGAACTTCGGAGAAAAATCTGAATTACTACAAAATACAATTAAGACATTAACAACTAAAGATGTAGAGCAGTATGGCCTAGCAAAATTCAGAGGAGTACTAAACGATGACGGGGATTACGATGTAGAAGATCCAGCTACAGGTGATACGATTACGATTCCTTTTAATCAAGACCTTGAAAATAAATTAATTTATTTAGACGGATTACGAAATAAACTTAAAACACAAATCGACTTAGACCTTACCATACGATGAGTGTCATTAGCGTACTAACTGATAACGGAGTAAAGAAAGTCCGTATTGCAGGCGAGCAACCAACGCCTGAAGAAATTGAGTTAATGCGTAATGAGTTCTCTGATATGGGTGGTACGCAAACAATACCTCTGCCACCTTCATTACCACAAGAAGCACAGGATAAAATACAAGCAGAGCAAGCACAGGCAGACATACCAACCATAAGCGCAGATCCATTATCTCCACAAGAAAGAGAACAAGCAAAACAACAGGCTCGACAACGAGTCGCGGCAATGGATGACCCAGGTATGGGTACAGTTGCAACCAAACTTGTACGACCTAGATTCTCCGGCGAGAAACCATCCCAAGGTGAGGTGGCAATTGGGAAAGGTATGGGTCGGGCAATAGGTTCATTAAGTGCAATCGCATCTGCTGTAGGTGGAGACGCAAAGCGTGCAAAACAAATTGATCAAAACATCGCAAACATTCCATATGAAGAAGGTATACCCGGACTAGCAGAAGGAGTTATGCAATTTATGACACTTGCTAGTCCGGCAACACAGGCAATGAAAGCAAAGGGTGTTGGTGCGATGACGCAAACTGTAACTGCATCTGGAGCGTCAGGTGGTCTTGGATTTAGTGGGCAACAGGAAAGACTGTCCGATCTCGTGAAGGAGTTTCCAGCAATCGCAAATCCTGTAACCGACTTTCTCGCATCTGATGTAGATGATTCTTTTGCAGTTGGTAGGCTAAAGAATGCACTAGAGTATGCCGGGCTTGATATTGCGGTAATGCTACCATTCGTAAAGACTCTAAGACAGACACGCGGACAAGCACGAAACGCAAACCCAGGTGGCGAGGTTGAACTTGCACAGAAACTTGACAAAGCGGTTCCTAGGCGAAACCCGAACGCGGTTGTTAGACCTCCAAATAGTGATGGGCGGGTTCAAGTAGCTCATTCGGGTCAAATCCAATTGCCGGACAAAGTTGTAGAGATAGTTACAAAACCATTTGAAGCTACACTTAAAGGCATTAATGCAGTTGCTCAAAAGACAGGTGTTTTAAGTGATAAAGCAATTCGTCCTATCAGTTCAAGGATCGAGGAGATTAGCCCACGAATGTTGAATAAATTATATGAGTTTGAGTTAGATCAAAACATGCTTGCTGGCAACTTTATGAATAAGGTAACTCCATTTCTGAAGTCATTTAGGCAAATGAAATCAGCAGATAAAAAACTTTTATCTAAGCACGCATTGAATAGTGATATGCCGGAGGTATATAGGGTGATACAAAGATATAATTCAAAACTACCTGGTATGAAGCGTGAATTCGATGATCTACGAACGGTACTTGATGACATTCATAAATTAGCAAATGACAATGGCATAGATGTACCTTATCGGAAGAATTACTTACCACGCATAATGAAAGATTATGACGGGTATCGAAAACATATTGGAGTAGATGCAAAATCTGAAATCGATAAAGCCATTAACCAAGCGTACTTAGAAAAAAATAAAGTTCCTACGGGTGGTGTATTACCTAATAATCCAAAACAACTCACGCAATTTGAAGAGCGTGAAGCCATAAGGAAATACCTAGAAGGAACTAAGTACACAGGAGATGGAACGCCAGGCTTTATGAAGAATCGTGTCATCGATAAAATTGATGATGACATACTTCCATTCTATGGCGGACTTGAGGAAAATATACAAAACTATATAAACAATGTAACCTACCGGGTTGCTAAAAATAGATTTACCGGAAAGGTGGACAAGTTTGAAGGTTACACGGAACTCTTATCTAAGTTAAATCAACGAGGTAAGATTACAGATACTGATGCCATAAAAGTAAATGAACTTATTGACGCTAGGTTAAGTGGTGGAGAGCAATCCATTGGGCAAGTAGCACAACTTTACCGGGATGCTATGTACCTTGCAAGTATTGGTAATCCAATATCCACTATAACACAGACATCAGAGTTTATGCTTAACGCATATCGGAATGGTACTTTTAATACATTAGCGACTACATCAAAAACCATTAAGAGGTCAGGCATTAAAATTAGTGATTTAGGGCTTGATGATATTGCAAAAGAGTTTTCCGATCCACTATCCCAATCACAAAAGGGCAAATTCGGGCTTGCAAAAGAAGCTACTAATAAACTTTTAAGAAAGACACTTGGGGTAGTACAGTTCAAACGAATGGACGAACTAATGAAAGAGAGTAATCTTAATGGTGCGTTTTTAGATGCTCGCAAGAAAGTTGCTAATGTTAGATCTAAGGAGTATCAAGATTTTGCAAATGAAGTAGCAGAATACTATGGGCCAGAAACAAAGAAATTCCTTGATGCACTAAAGCGTGGGGACGCGAATGATCCTAATGTTAAAACATATCTGTTTGCACAACTTGCAAAAACTCAACCTATATCACTATCAGAATACTCGGAGTTTTATCTAAAGAACCCAAGTGCTAGACCCGCATACTTCCTGAAGAGCTTTGCACTTAAACAACTTGAAACTACCCGAAGAGATGTGACTAGAAAACTTGCAAGCGGGAATGCAGATGAAATCCGTGATGGCATGAGGCAAGGTGTACGATTATCTGTTCTATTTGGTGGTGGCATGACTGTAAAAAACTTATTTACAGACTACTTATTAGACAGAGATGATAAGCCTGGTATGTTAGGCGATCAAGTTCCCACGCAAGAAAATGTTGCGAATGCAGCAGCGGATGCAATCCTTACATTATTTGGATTGAGTAGGTACACAGCTAGGAGGTTAATTAATGATACATACTATGGTGCAATAGATTTATTTATGCCACCAAAGTTATCTGAGTTAATTGAGGCTGGTATTGAAGCACCACTAAGCGGAGATCTTGATCGATCAAAAAGAATTATAGAAAAAAACATACCTATAGCTGGTAAAATATACAGCCAACACTTTGGCTATGGCGCAGACTATAAACGCAAGAAGCGCATCAAGGAATACAAAGCAAAGAAGCGAGCAATAGAGAACATTGGTAAGATGCCAAGCATTCCTAGCATTCCAGAGTTAGAGCTGGAGTAACTTGACAAAATCGCTGACTCCAAGTAGCGTGAATCTAGCGTAGTTTTCATCAACTACCTTTTGTTATTAAGCGGGGGCAACCCCGCTTTTTTTTGCACTTTTTTTGTTAATAGTTTGACACGAATGTCTATTGTGTTTTTTGTGCGTGAATCGATCCGCGATAGCGTAAGATAACCCAAATGCCGGCGTAGCTCAGTTGGTAGAGCAGG